CGTAAGGGCATGGTCAACAGTCGTCTTACCTGGGGCGGCTTCCACCAACAGGTCGAACCGGGCGGCGATGTACTCGGCCGATGCGGCGTCCATGTTAACAGTGGGGCACTTCGCCGCAACCACTTCGCGCCGGATGGTGGCAGCGTCTTTACCTTGCCACTCGTAGTCCGGTACCAGGGTCCGCGCCTTCTCCAACAGGTCTGCCCGGTCAGCAACCAAAGCATCCAGGGCGGCGCCAGTAGGGACAGCCTCTTTCGCGGCGTCCAACTGCGCCTTCAGAGCGTCGTTAGTCGCTTGCGCCTCTTTTTCCTTCTCGGCCATTTCGTCTTCTTTGGCCTTCATGTCCTTTTCCATTTCGGCCGCAGACATTTCGGCGTCTGCAAGGCGTTTCTGGAGTTTAGCAACCGCCTGGACGGTCTGTTCCGGCGCATCAAAATTCACACCGTCAATCATTACTGTTGGCATCTTTACGCCTCCCTTTTGTGAATCAGCAAGGCGACAGGTCATGCCCGCCCGCCCCTTCGTAACCAGTGCAATATGGTTTCCAACAATGTTACGTTGTACGGCATCATAGTTAATCCCCTCGGGGGTGATGCCAGGCGTCCAGTCGATGTCCGCCGTATACCCATTGGACAGTTCCGCCTTGCCCGCCTCGATTTCCCGGATCGCGTCGGCGTCCATAATGGTCAACGTGGTTGTAACACGGTCGTCCAGTTTGGTCACTTGATCACCAGACATACCAACGGCGTATGTCTTAGCATTCTTGGCGGTAACCAATTCGGGCGGATGGTCGTTGGTGACAGGTTTGTTTGCGAACGAGCCAAGGGACACGTCGGAGAACACTTCTTCCGGCGGGCGGTAGACGTATATGAGCGACTTCCCGTTGGCGGGGACGCCCATTTCGTCCGGCGTATACGTCTGGACCCCGACCCTAGATATCGCGGCGGGCACCCGTAGGAAACCCTCCGACGTATACTGTCGGGCGCTGTCTAGAACACTAAGATCCTTTATGAACACGGCCTGTCCTCATTCCAGCCTATGGTAACTCGCCAGGGTTCAACAAATCAACCCCTATAAATTAATAATTGGCTGAGCAATGCAACGACACTGGATATCCTTACCAGGATGCCCTGTGGCATTTGGGTACCCTGGTTGTCCCGGCCTTGCGTCCCACCGGAAAATCTTCCCCTCGTTGGCGGCATGGGTCGGGCGCACCCTGTCGTCTTTGGCGGTAACCCAACGGTATTCCTCGATGCCGAGCGCTTCCTGGCGGGTCTGGTTGAGGTCCGCATTTAACTTTGCCGTCTGATCCCTGGCGATTAACTTGGCACGACCTTTGTACTTGGTTGCCACCGGCACCACTTGGTCGTTACGTTGGATGATGCCGCCGATCTGTTGTATCATCGACTGCGCCGACGACCCCTGGGTAACTTCGCTCCAGACTACCGACTGGATTTCTTTCAGGTGATCGTCGGTCATGTTGGTAATTAAGGACACGTTCCAGGAAAACGATTTACCCTGCACCGTTTCTAACGCCAACCCTTCGCGTTGCACAACCCCCGCCAGATCAACACCGAGCACCGGACCCACCAATTCGTTAAACGCTTGTCGGTTGGCCTTGGTTACCCCACCAACAAAGTCGGACGCGATGGTGGCAACAACCCGTTGCATGGTCGGTCCCTTTAACTTAGTGTTAATGGCATCGAACGCCCGGTTCAAGGCGGTGACATACGTTTCGGCGTCCGCCACGTAGGCCGGTTCCCACAGTCGCAACACCGGCTCCAGGATCGCCAGGGCTTCCTGGTTCACGTAGTTCTGTAGGGCAACCAGGGCTCGGCTATACTGTAGTTCCTCCCGTTTCCTCGGTGCCTTCAACGGGATTGCCTTCTTCCCCTCCGCCCTGAGCCGCCTGTTGGAAAGCAAGATCCTCTGCTGCCTCGTTAGCGAGTTCGACGGCATTTTCAAGTTCCTCGATGTAGTCCTCGGTTACGTTCGAATATACGCCATCCTGCATTAGTTCCTGCGCCACAATGGTTTCCGTAATCACGCCGTTGGTCAGGTAAATTTGATCCCGTTGCGCGTTCTGGAATTGGATGTCCGAAGTTTCCTTTTGTGTCATTTGGAACAGCGGGTTAAACTCGTACTCCATGTCGGCGTCGGGGTCGATCCCAAGACCCGCCGCCATCACGCGATCGAAGTAATCCAACAGGGGTTTATAAACGGTCTGTTGCGCGGACGACACCATGTCGTAGTAGTTCTTCATGTCCCCCTCGCCGGTGGCGTTGAACCCACTGGCGGACTCCCCGAGCAAACGGGTTGCCGGGATATCCGAACCGGCGGCGAGCAGTAGCATGTACCGGTCTAACAGGTCGGGCAGCCCCCCGAACGTGTTGGTCTTGGTATTGAAGTCTTCTTCGCTGTCGAGCAGTAGCATGTTGTTGAACGACTTCATTAACCCCGCCAGGGTAAACCGTTTCCGTAGCAACGACTCCCCCTCTGCCGTCATCAACAACCCCATCAACCCCTTGACCTTAACGATGTCCACGTTGGTTTCATACACCATGCTCGCGGCGCCGGTGGTCACAGTGGACAGGTTGATCATGTCGTCGTACAGGCGGTCTAGAACGGAGTCCCCACAGTAGTTATTGCGGCGGAACTCGTTGAACGGAAGCATCACCCCATTAAACCGGAGTACCCGCGAATGGTGGATCAGCGTCGACGTTTCGGCGAACCTGTAGTATGCCGGGAAACCGAACGCCGGGTTGAGCGGGTCACCCACCGGCACTTGTTCTGCCGGCAACAGGCGGGTTCGGTCCACCGACTTAATGTGGCGTAACCCACCAGGGCGAATCCGTTTGATGTCCAAGGGCATACTGACGTCTTGCCCGTCATCGACACCCAACACCACGAACCCTACACCATACAGACGAGCCCACTTGTGCGCTTGGTTAAAATGGGTCGCCAACTGTAGGCGGTTTTCTTCGTCCTCAAGATCTTTAATAATCTCGGGGTCCAGGTCGCCCTTAAACGACCGCCACTCACGGGTCATGTCGTTCGGGATGATGTCTACCACTTTACCGGCAACCCAGTTTGTCCGGTAGAGGTCGTTCAGTTCTGCCTCGTTGCCCTGGCGGGAAAGACCGACCTTATTAGTAAATCTGGAGTACGCCCGTTTGTCCTGCGCGGTCCCCATCTCGGCAACTAAGTTTTCCAACCCGTCCCGCATGGCACGAGTTTCTTCGTCGGTGAGGATCTTAGCTGGCTCGAAACCTTCGCGGTTCATATTAATTCCCTACCCGGAAGACGGCGCCGGAAAGCATACAGTTGTGGACCTGTAACGCCGTAAGGTCGTCACGGATCTCGACGCCGAACCGATCGTTGGACGCCCCGGAGAACAGTACCCCACTGGCATACTGGGCAAACTCGGACCGGTACTCGACGATCCTGGTGTTGACCGCCATGGTGTGAATCTCGACCCCGGTCGCCACCGTGATGACATCGGTGTTAGTTTTGTAGATGCGGTCTAGGTACTGCACTACGCCGCCCCTGTCGACGAAGAACCGAACGCCGTTTGGCAGCGGACCCGGGACACTGCCATACTGGTCGAACCCTGGGGCACCGTTGTCTGCAATGGACAGATGGACGACGTCGATACGGAACAGGTCCGTCGGCGCCGGTTGATACCAGAACTGTACCGGTGTCCCAGCACCATTAACGTTCATGTTGTTGGCGGAACCCTGTTGCCCGTCGACTGTAACGTCCCGGGTCGCAAAGTTGCCTCGCTGGTTGGTGATGCGCGTATATTGGTTGCGTAGTGAACTCATAATCTTAGCCCCGATCATCCCCGTAACATTGTACGGTACAACATCTCAAAGCGCCAGTGCCGAGTATATGCTGCCCCCATCAAACACAAGATCCTCGATTGCGTCCATCATGGGATCAATTTGGTCGTCGTGGGCGTGGGTCATCTCGGCGTTGAAATCTTCAATCTCGAACAACAGGTCGGAAAGGTAATTGGCATCTGACGGCAACACCACCCGCCCTTCGGCCATTGGGATCGCGGCGGACATTGCCCGGCTGACCTTGTCTTTGTTGCGCGGTATTGGTTCGACCGGTACGTTTCCCCGTAGTTCCTGGATCAGCCCGGTACCCGACGCCTTGTCCTCGATCTTGATACACCGGATCCCCATGTCGTTTACCAAGTGGGCGAACTTGTGTTTGGCAAAAAACGCCGTTGCCTGTAACTTGAGTTCTGGCGACGTCCACTTGCCCCGGATCATGTCGAGTAGGTAAACCCGCCCGTCAACCCCTTGCCCCCACAACTGAAAAACCGAGTAGTCGTGTTGTTCCCCCGTCTTGCTTGCGGTATCCCCATAGGCAACCTTGCACCGCAACGGTACCACCGTACCATCTTCAAGGGTCACTGCGGTGGCGTTCCTGGTGGTACCCTGGTAATACTTCAACCAGGACAACTGAAAAATCGACCCGCCCCTGGCGGTGGGTCGTTGTTGGTACAACCCGTTCCAAACCAAGGCGCCCCTGTTGCGGCACCGCTCGACAAACTCCTCTGGCATCCTGTTCGGGCAAAGCAACTGCCCCTCCCGCCGAAACAGTTGCCCCTCAAAATACTCGTCCTCCTCGGCCACCATGGGGAACCGGACGACTTCCCATTGCTCGCCGCCTTCCTCCATTTCTTCTAACAGGGCGCCGGCAAGGTCACGTTGATGCCAACGGGTCATAATCAAAATGATCCCGTTGACCTTGGGATCACACCGGGTCCAGAACGTCGAGTGGTACCAGTCTAACAGGCGTGTCTGGTATACCGCCGAGCTTGCGTCCCGGTAGTCTTTTACCGGGTCGTCGATGATACCGACGTTCATGCCCTGGCCCGTGATACCACCACCCACGCCGGCACACCGGTAAGACCCCGCCACTTGCCCGTTCGCGACTACTTCCCACAAGTCCGTCTGCGTTGTCATCGGGGTCTTGAAGTTCAACAGGTCCGGGTTGGTACTGGTGTCGAAGGTACTGGCATAGGAACCCTCCCCCATGATCCGCTGGCAATCCCGGGACATACGGTTCGCCAGGTCACGCGAGTAACTCGTCGAGATGACGTTCCACTTTGGATACTTGCCTAAGATGTACGGTGGCAACCGACGAGACGCCAGTTCGCTTTTACCGGAACGGGGCGGCGCGAACAGCATCAGGCGTGGCATCTTGCCCGCTGCCACGTTGGCGATAAACCGGTCGAGCACCCAGCACAACAGCATATGAAACGGATCAAACTCGTATGCCGGAAATGTGCGGGCAGTAAAATACTGTAAGGACCGTTGGGCGTTCCGTCGCGCTAATTCATCCAGCAACAACAGTCGCGTCGACAATTTCTACCCCCTCACGGCGCAATCGCGCCAACAGTTCATCATCACTGAGGCTTGCCAAACTGTGTTGGATATCGGCCTTGATCTGGATGGTTTGTACTTCCATGCCAAGGAACTTTCCAAGTTTGGAATACGCCGCAACCCGGGATGCGTGGGTCGCCCCCTCACCAAAATAGTTCGCCTCACGCAACAACCCCGCCAACACCGCATTACGGCTTATGATCATGTGATCTTCGGTGGTATCCACATACCCCTGGATCAACTGCGCGACCTCGCGGTCCCGCATCAACTGGTGACCACGGTTGTTTGTGATCCCTGTCCGGGCAGAGGCCGCCGCCACGTTGAAATCCCGGACGTACTCTTGGGCGAAGAGTTGCTTTACCGATTTTTTAGGGTTAAGCAAACGCAACCCCTTTTCCTCGGCCTCCCGCTCCTCCTTGAGGACGGCGGTCTTTAGCGGCTGGACGCCACCGGTGTTTTTTAACCAAGGCGGCGTATATTGGTTTTCCATTGGTTAGGTTACCCCCGTAAACCCCACTGTCCCTTAACGCCAACGCGCTGGTTAAACGTTTGTTGGGTTGGCAGTAGTACCCCACAGGGTACCCCGTTAACCCCCCTTAAACCGGCGGACGCTCAACAATGGTATTCGTTTTTAAACGGAACGACAGTTTGTCAATGTTCTCTGTTGCAATGTCGGAAAGTGTGACCCCTAGTTCGGCGGCGGCGTTGGCCACGTTCCAAAGCACATCGCCCAGTTCGTCACGCAATTTAGCGACCAGGGCGGGATCCTTAAAATCCGGTGCCCCCGTCTTACGACTGTACTTTGCCAACGCACCCAACACCTCCCCGGTTTCTTCGGCCAGTGCCAGGAAGGGGTACATGGGTTCCTTGTAAACAGCAAACCCTTTTGCTTGGTTCTGGTACGTGTCAAGGTCACGGTTCCTCATCTTGTTGCATTTCCTCTAACAGTTCTATAATGCGGTCCAGGCGCGTAGTAAGTTCTTCGACCTGATCGGTAAAGTCGGTAATCAACCCCAAGAACGGATGCGTTACCTTTTGTACTAGGTCTTCCACGTTAAATAACCCTTTCATCATCCGACCTCATGTCGTGCCCGTGTTCGAAACCACACAAGGAAATCTTCCCACGAAACTTCTGCCCTGGCAACAATCAGGCTGCCACCCCCAACATGCAACCCCGCCTGCATCACCGCCCGCCAGGGTTTACGGTTCTGCCGGTACAACAGGATCGGCACCTGTCCGGGTTTGGCTTGCCTAACGGTCTGTTGCCACCATGCGTTGATGTTCAATTGTTCCTGGCGTTTGACTTCGATCGCCAACCAGGGGCACCCCACTAAGTCGTAACCCCCGGCGCGACTTTGATCACTGTTACGCCGTAGGTAATTGTCGTGGCAACCTAGTTCCTCGTCCAAGACAGCGTTCAAAAGTTTGTACAGTTCGCGTTCCCCGTTGGCGCCTTTGGTTCGTGCCCCCGTACCCACAGTCGTCACCGCATCCCAAACGGTTGCCGGGGCTTCGTGATGGCGCCCTGCCAGGGGCCATAGAAAAAGGCGTTGCAGACTGGGATCAGGGACCGTATGTATGCGGTCTTGGTTCCGCCGTCCCGGCGGGCGAGAACCTTGTCGCTAAGGTGATCCCCGTATATGTCTACCGCACCCAGACCGCTCGGGCGCCGGCGGCGCAGGAAGTCCAGTAGGCCACGTAACTCGGCCCGGTCGATCCCGGTAGTGTCGGGCGGTTCCCGTTTTGGGTCGCACAGTGGGCGGATTGCCGGGTCGTCTAAATCGCGGCGGTTTACCAGGGGCGACATAAACCGGTATTGCTCGTGAGCGGCGGCCATGGTACAGGGATCGATAGGACCGTCTAACGCCACCATCAAGGTTTCGTGGTGTAGGCGTATTAACTTAATCGGGTCGTTGAATTGCCCGTTGGCAATTTCCCACAGTCCGTCGAACAGGATAACAGGTGATCGCGGCATCGTTTTTCTCCCCCCCGGTTTTTGCCTCGCATCGTATGTTATGTGGACATCGCCCGTTTTGTCAACCGCAACATCCGCCACAAATAGTCATGCTCTGTTTATAGGTATCTGCTAAAATAGCTCATGTAGAGCCCCTGTGCGGATTTTACACCGCTTTCTACAGGTGAATTTTCTCAAAAACCCTTTATAAAACAATAACTTACTATATATCTATAATATATATATGTAGTATTGTGTAAGGTATAGCATTGGGTTGGTTATGTTTTTAGGGGGTATAGGGCACCCACACAAACACCCTTTTTTTACCTGTTGAATAACGAAAAATACCATACAAAACAAATAGTTAGCGCGAAAAAATAGCGTTTAAAACGCTGTGTGCGGAACAAAACAGGTGAATAACCCTAAAAACCGTTTTACTGTAGTAACTGTAGTAACTGTAGTTCTAAAAATGTAGTAACTACTGTAGTAACCCTTGTTCTAATAGGGTTCCTGTAGTAACTACTGTAGTAACCTTGGTTCTTACTTGGGTATAAGATTGCCCACGGTGTTCCACGTAGAACACCGGGGCGTCACCCCTATTACCCCCCATTACTTGAGGGTTCGACGTACCATATGGACCAGCGACTTCCGGTTTATCTTGTAACATTTGCCGGGGTTCCCGTACGACGCACCGGCAACCCGCATGGTTTTTGAGTCCAAGGTTTCAAGCACACCGCCTTCTTCTAACACCCCCATTATTGTTTTCAACAGACCGATCGGATCCCTGGTTGCATTGTCGTTAAAGGGTTTGGTAGTTCGGAGGCTGTTCCACAAGCGATTGTGGGCAAGTAGGTTTTCTTTACGTAACCTCTTCGTTTCCTTGCTCACATCTTCCAGCTTGAAATACCGGTCGATGTAACCTAACACGTTTAGCAACGCCTGTTGTTGCATCGACTCCAACATACCGGCCTTGACCACCACTCTAAGGAAACGCTCAACGTCGCCGGCAACCCTGTTACTGCACCACCGCACTTGCTCTTGTGTAATAAGCGGGTCTTCTGGGTTCTCCAGTATTGCCAGTAGGGTCGCCAACCTAACGACTCGAATGTGGCACCGGGACCACGTATAGTCTTCGGCGACTTTACCCCTTTTTCTTGCTTCGAGTTGTTTATGGTTAATAAGTCGCTCGACTTGTCTTAGCAACGCTTCCACCCCTGGTCCCAGGCGTACTTCCTGTTTCCAACTGGTGTCGTTCTCGTGCTTGATGCGCCGGTTGGCTTCCTGCCCTATTGCGAGCACCCGTAACATCTGGCTCACCAAGTGATCCGGTACCCTGCCACCCGGCGACGGGTTTGTCATGGTAACCTCCTCGCACTCGGCGTCGACGATCCAGAACCGGTTTAACATACCACTAGAGAACGCTGCCACACCGTCGATTTTTGGGTAGATGGTTTCCGGGGCGCCCTCGCCTACCCAAGACAGTGCCGGTTCCTTGATCCCCTCTTTCGAGTTTTCCTTTTTTGAATACTTCTGGTAACCCAATGCCTTGCCCCGGTCGCCGCACGAGTAGACGTCGAGCAGCATGTTTAGCAACCCTTTTATGTGGGGGCGTTTGCTGTCTTCACCCTCGGCCAGCACTGCTCCAATTTCCGGTATAAAGCATAGCGAGGCTGGTTGTTCGAGTATCAGCGAGTGTAATGCTTCTTTGCTGGTTATATGTGTAGGACCAACAAACTCGGCAACGACGTCGCTATGTTGCCCGGACGCCTTTTGCATCGCATTGTGGAAATAGTTCAACCCGGTACGCAACCCCTCTTTACCGGCGGACGCCTTTGCTGTCAGGAAGGCGAACACAAGTGGCGCGGTGCCCTTTGGACCGTACCATGCCCTGGCGCCAAACTGTGCCGCCAGTAGGAACGGTGCCATCATCGCCGTTTCTTTCATTGGCTTGATCGCTGTGCGGAACACGAACCGGCTGATCTCCCCGGCAACCCCTGGCGGAAAGTAATCGTCTGGGACTTGTGGGTAAGCGTATGGCTCTAGTTCCATCGACGCTAACAGGGTCATGAACGGTGTTTTGTCCTCGCCGTCTTCGTCCTCTTCCGCACCCAATTCGTTGTCGTAAGACAATTTCTCGTGGATCTCGGCAAGTTCCCGTTCCTGCCTTTTACGTTCCAACCCTGGTCGAATGGCTTCCCACACGGCGGCACCGTGATCCTGGGCGGCCTTTTTCGCCGACTGTTGGTCTAACGCTTTAAGGAAGGTTCGCTTGAGGTAGGGCAGTTCCGCCTTGCCTTTCCAGTTGTCCGCCTGCCGTTGTTGGTATAGGGCAGTCTCTTGGAACACGCGATAGAACTGGTCCCAGTTCTGGGTCAGTGCCGCCATGTAGTTAATGGCGCCCAGGTCGATTGAACTACGGTCACAACCCGGTGGGTAGCCCTCACCGTAAAACCTTGCGGCAAACTGGCTTGCTCGCATGTGATCTTTAAGTTGCCCGTCCTCCATGACGGGCGGTAGGTTAAAGTCGCCAGGGGTACCGAGGGCTTGTGTTCCAAACGCCTCGATCATTTCCTGGTTTGGGTAGATGTCGTGGTCGTCTGAAACCACGTCGCCGGTAAGTATTACAAACCGTCCATTATCGTATATCTCGGTCTGTGATCCCTTTGGCTTGTGCCGTATGTCTTTGGGTAGGGTACCCCGTCCGATATAGTGGTACCCTTTGCCGGACATGCTACGTTCCACATACCCTGGTGTGAACTGGCTGAGATGCTTGCGCCACGCCAGACGTTTTTCTAACAGTTCTTGGGGGTTCCCCTTCCAAAGTTCCAAACCCTTTTCAGGATCATCAAAGTCGACTACGTAATAGGGGTCGGACCCGGTAAAAATAAAACCGAGTCCAACAACCACTAAACCGCGCCGGTCGGTATGGTGGTTGTCGACGGCCCATTTCGCTAGGTCGTACGGCAACCACGTACCG